GCTCGGCGAACTCGGGCTGTTCACCTGCAAAAATCCCGCTCCCACACCAATGGGCGGCGGCGTTTTCAAACTCACCGCCACGTTCGAGCGGTCATTCAAACCATAAGGGGCAATCATGCCGCTGATCAGTGATATCCAGGTGCTTGAGCCTGGCAGCGAAGTGCTGCTCTTTGAATTGGACGGCACGGACTATGGCGCGGATGTTCTGCGCTTTCATGGGCATTCAATCCCGCACACGGCGGCCGAGTTGATCGCCGCCGGCGCCAATGCCGATCAGTTGCCCGCGAAGGCTATCTACTGGCAGGGCAACGAGTACGGCGCCTGGCCGATGCAGATCGACGGCATCGAGGCGAACGGGGACGGCACGGCTGTCCGGCCCACGCTTTCGGTAGGCAACGTCAACGGGCGTATCACCGCGCTATGCCTGGCGTTCGAGGATCTGCTCGAGTTCAAGCTGACGATGCGCCACACGCTGGGCACCTACCTGGACGCGGCGAACTTCCCGGCCGGCAATCCGACGGCAGATCCAACCCAAGAGACGATCGAGGTCTGGTACATCGACCAGAAAACGAACGAGGACGGGGAGAACGTCAGTTGGGAGCTTGCGAGCCCGGGCGACGTTGGCAATGAGTCCGTCGGCCGGCAGGCCACGACGCTGTGCCACTGGTGCCTCACCGGCGGTTATAGGGGGCCGAACTGTAGCTACACCGGCCCGTACGTCACGAAGGACGGCGTCGTCACCGACAACCCGGAGCTGGATGAATGCGACGCCACGCTGGGCAAGGGCTGCATACCTCGCTTCGGCGAGGGTAACCCGCTGCCGTTCGGTGGCTTCCCTGCTGTTTCCTTGATAGCGCGGAGCTGACCATGCGTAAGCACATCTTGAACGCGATCCAGGCACACGCGGCGGCCGAGTACCCGAAAGAGTGCTGCGGCCTGCTGCTGGCTGTGGGCCGCAAACAGCAGTACTACCCGTGCCGCAACGTGTCTACCGAGCCGAACGAAGAGTTTCGAATCGACCCGGAGGAATACGCGGCGGCCGAAGACGTCGGCGAGGTGATTGGCGTGGTGCACTCGCATCCGGACGCCACCAGCAGGCCGTCACCGCGCGACCTGGCCATGTGCGAGGCAACAGCCATGCCCTGGCACATCCTGAGCTGGCCCGAGGGTGACCTGCGCACCATCCTGCCGTCCGGCGAGGTGCCGCTGCTCAAGCGTCCGTTTGTGCACGGTGCCTGGGATTGCTGGCAGGTCTGCGCGGATTGGTACAAACGCGAGTGGGGGCTGGAGTTCGAAGCCTTCAAACGCGCCGATGGCTGGTGGGAGAGTAAGGAAAATGCCAGCCTGTACGAGGCGAATTACGAGGCCGCCGGCTTCTACCGGGTCGACCAGCCGCAGCGCGGCGACATGATCGTGATGGAAGTAGGGCGTACGGTTCACCCGAATCATGCCGGGATCTTTCTCGGCGCTGATCCAGCGCTGCTAGGTGAAGACGCGGCGACGTTCGGCCCCGGCCCTTTCTTGTTGCACCACCTGTACGGCAGGCCGTCGGAGGTTATCGTCTTCGGCGGGCCCTGGCTTGACCGGACACGTCTGATCCTCAGGCACAAAGATGCACGACCAACCAAATGGCGCGGCGGGGCCGCAGGAGGAAAGTATGTCAGCAGGTAGCCAAGTCCAAGCGCATTTTCCTTTGCGAGCAGAAGTTATACCGGTATCAGCCTCAATGATCGAAGCCGGGCTAGCCGTGCTTGAGGAAACGGACGATCGGCCGCTATCCAGATCTACGGTCGAAAGAGCTTTTCAGGCGATGTGCCTGTGTGGTCTAGCTGAATCTGCTCGCGAGTCCTCTTCCCGGTAATGACCTCAATTCCATAGTGAATAGCCTGAAAGATTCTTGCGAGTCTTAAGCAGTGCGCCCGCAAATCATCAAGTGTCAAAGCGGCGTTCGCTTTCTGTATGCTTTTGGGTTTGATTAAATCAGTTTGTGTTGCGGCAGGGCCTTCATCGAGCCCCCACTGCCAGTGAACAATTTTATGCCTGATTGGCGATATTAGCTCGAATGCTTCGATAGAGGTCTTCAGGTCGTCGGCTACATCGTTTTGCTCTTCCATGCTGTCGGAGAGCTTGAGTTTCGAATATCTGATCATCGCCGCCATCGACATATTGGTTTCAACGCAGATGCGTTGCGTCTCAGCGATAGACTTGCCCAGGGAAAAGGCAAAAAGCTCAGATATCTTCCACTCGACTGCGGAGTAACAGGCTACAAATTGGCCGATCGCGTGCAGATTCGGGTCAGAAGGGCCCACATCGAAATTGCGTAGCCAGTCAACCGTGAACGCAGGTCGCGGAACGAATTGGTCATCTTTCACATTGACCTCCAGGTCATAAACGCGCCGAGATTGGCGCAATCCCAGTCCTTGGGCTTGCAGGTCGCATTACTTGAATACCCCTGCTTTTTCAAGGGCGCTCAAAAGTGTCCCAGCCATAGTTGGGTTTGCGGCCAGAGTTCTCATTAGTTCTATCTCGTCGAACTCTTCGCCGCGCTGATGTTTGGCAAATAACTCTAGCAGGTCTGGAGAACCTATAAAGGTGAGCATCGCTTGGACCTCGGGAGCGATCTCCGGGGGCTTTTTGTAATCCTGAAATTCGAAGTTGTTAATCTTTGCCGTTTCGAGAAATTGGCTATCTGGCCGACTTGGATTAAGGTCGATCTGGTCGAACGTCTTGGAAAGTTGCTCTGCAAGCCTTTTTAACCCTGCTCCGGTATCGTCATATCCGATATAGCGATGGTGGGAAATGTCAAACGGCACCTTTGGAGAGTTGTTGTTTTTTATGATGATGGTCCCAGGCCGACTGGCGTGACTGAGGCCTAGCTCGTAGTAGACATTTGGATTCGGATAGGTGATGTCCACAACGACATAATCGGAACGCATGATGCGAGTGACAATATCAGCAGACACTGACCCCAAGGTTGCGACCTCGTCGGCGCGCACGACTTCCAGTCCTGGCCTGGCAGCAAGTAGGGCTGCTGAAATAAGGCCGTCGTACTGAGATTTCAGTTCGTGTGAAGTGACTTTTTTACCGTCGAACTCCTGATCGCCAATCGCCATAACCACGAAACAAGTCTTTTTTGTCATATCTTACTTCCTTGCAGCAATTGATGCCCGGTTGTGTGAGAGGCGGGGGTGGGCTTCCAAATTACTCACCGTCACTCGGTGACGACCTTTCTATCCCTTCGGATATCGCTTGAAAAGGTCATCTGTGGCGCGCGCGGCGTTTATCAACTCCTCGATTTTCCCTAGAGCTTGCTTCGGATCATTCATGCGTAATCCTTTTGAAACTCTATGGTGTGGAGGCTAAAGGCTACTATTGAAGGGTAGCGGTGCGTTACTGGGGATTTGTACAGGCACGCTGTCACATCCTGCCTCAGGCTTCAGCTAGAAGCTTCGAAAGAAATGGAAACTCTTTGCAACAGACCTCATCGATTTGTTTGCGGAGTTGATTGTGCGTGGAGCTGTCGTGTGTAGTGACACAAAGGTAGTAATTCTGTCCATCATGCTTTGCAAATACGAGCCACTCACCCGTTATCGCTTGAGCTTCTGCCAATCTTTGCCTGTTTCCGCTGACTACGTCGTCAACAAGTGCTGGAACGTCTTCAGGAGTTAGAAATCGTTCTTCCCCAGCTTCCTCAGCTTCTCGAATTTTCTGCTCAAAAAAAGGGATGCCAAATCTGGTCAGTCCCTTCTGGACATTCATCGCTAGAGAACTGATTCCATCCTGCAAATAGTGTTTATGCCAAAGGCCTTTAAGTGGCGGATGCCGATTTTGTATCGGTGGCTTCAGCTGGCCAGGTTTTCCTGCCTCAAGCTCTTCGATCTCTCTGATAATCTTTGCGGGGTTTTGGACGCCCGAAAGCGCTCCGCCTAGCAACTGAAGCGCGAGTAGAACGCTGTAGCGACCTGGCGCGGCGCTGTTAAGACCAATCGTTCTGATGAAGTTTTGAAGATCTACTTCGGTGTTTGGCTCGGACATATCGCAATTTCCCTGAATAGGCAGATTTTTCGGTCAAAGTAGCATATGCAAAACCAATGGTTTTTGATCGTTCGGCCCAGTGCTACATTGCCCAAATTTCCACAGGAGTGACCTGCATGAAATTGATCGTAGGAGCGCTGGCGGTAGCGCTGTTGGCGGGGTGTGCATCGTCAGCTATTCCGGTTAGCCAGGCTGATCCGGTGCCGCGTGATGAGCTGTACGCGTTTCAGACCAAGCCAGCCGGCGAAAGCGGCAAGGTAACGATTGTCCGAGACTCGGGAATGGTTGGATCTGGTTGTGACATCGTCGTGTACGTCGATGGCCGGAAGGCCGCGAAAATCGGCACTGGTCAACGCGCCTCCTTTTACCTGCCGCCGGGGAATCCAAGTATTGGAGCAGGTCTCGCTGGCTCGGGGCTTTGCGGCGGGGCAGCCATTCGTACGATTTCTGCCAATGTGCAAAGTGGCAAAGAAAGCCTCTACCGAATCAGTGGAGACATGAGCGGCTTCTTTCTCGGACCGTATGTCGATTATCAGTAAATCAATTCGCAATCAGCCGCCTTCGGGCGGTTTTTTTATGTCTGGAGAAAGTCATGCAATCGAGCGTTGCTCACTATCAGCCAATGATTACGATCAAGCTGTCCGGATCTCTTGCGGCCAAGTTTGGCAGAGTTCATCGTCGAGTATTGGATTCTGGGCAGACTTGGGAAGCCTTCCGAGCATTGAAGGCGACGCTTGAGGGGTTCAAGGAGGAGATTCAGCGCCTTGATCGGCTGGGCATGCGCTTCGCCGTGTTTCGCAATCGAAAGAACGTTGGCGAAGCGGAATTTGGCTTGGGTGGCGCAACCGACATTCGTATCGTGCCGGTCATCCACGGAAGCAAGAAGGCTGGGTTGATTCAAACCATTGTCGGTGCTGTTTTGATCGTTGCCGGTACGTTTCTTTCGACCACGCCATTTGGTGCGCCACTGATTGGCGCGGGTATCGGCCTTGTCGCCGGCGGCGTGATCCAGATGCTCAGCCCCCAAGCCTCAGGACTGAAGCAGAGCGCATCCCCCGAAAACTCCCCGTCCTACGCCTTCGGCAGCGCCAAGAACACCACGGCCAGCGGCAACCCGGTACCGATCTGCATCGGCGAACGCCGGTGGGGCGGGATGATCATCTCGGCCTCGATCTTGGCCGAAGACAAAGTGT